ACGACACGAAGTAATTGCTTCAGGCTTGTTTGAATATTTAGAACAAATTGAATTAGATTACCAACAAAATTTAGAATACGATGAAAGACGAATTAGAGAACGAGAATGATTTAATAACTCAGGTTAGGTGGTGGTTAGGTGGTGGTGGTTGGGTACATAAAAACGGACATTTTAATTTTAACCATTATTGTAACGTAGTACACGCAAAATATGAAGAAATACGAAATAACACACTATTACCAAGAAACGCCGAAAGCAAAACGAAAGCGAAAAATAAGCTATGTAGAAGCGTATTCCCCACACCACGCTAAATTGGTATTAGATATTTGGGAAGGGTTAATCATTAAAATTAAGGAACTATGATAATAGATTTAGTCATTAAATTAGTAGAAGAAAACGACCTTAGACGCAGAAGTAGAAAAAGACGAAATGTAAATCAACGATGCTTCCTAATTAATAAGATGCGAGAATATGGTTATACCTACCGAGATATTTGCAGCGTATTCGGACTTACTCACGCCAGTGTAGTTCACGCTAACAACCGAGCAGAATTGTGGGAATCGTACAAGGAAAAAACGTACCTATTAGATACGGAACACCTACGAGCAATCTTTAATAATATAATCATTGAAAGGTCGGTAACTGACTTCATCAACGATGTTAAATACTGCGGTGGCATTCGTGAACTTGAAGCAATCCAAGAACGATTGAAAAGAAAAGAATACAAATTTGAAACACAATTAGAATAATTTAGTTATATTTGTAGACGATTCCTTCCGACATTATAGAATCGAAAAGATGTTACTAACCCTTGTAATGAAGTAGAAGTCGGAAGCTACTGAGTTGCGAGGGTTTTTTTATTGATTAAATTTTAGACAAATGGCTAAAGAAAAAACTGGGTTTGTATTGTATTGCGATGTCATACATACTGCCGAAAAACTAACCGATGAACAAGCGGGTAAATTGTTCAAACATATTTTAAGATACGTTAACGACCAAAATCCTGAATGCGATTTCGTTACTGAGATAGCATTCGAACCAATTAAGCAATCGCTTAAACGGGATTTAGTTAAATACGAAAATAAACGAGCGCAAAACAAGGCAAATGCAGAAAAGCGATGGAATGCGAACGCATCCGAACGCATACAAACTGATGCGAATGATGCCGTAAGAGATAGTGTAAGAGTAAGAGTAAGAGATAAAGATATAAATACTATACCTTCTTGCGAAGAGTTTATAGCTTATGCTTTGAGTAAAGAACCACACGCAGATAGTAACGAATTACGATTAAAGTACGAAAGTTGGAAGGTTAACGATTGGTGTACTAACGTGAAAGGTAAGAACAAAAAAATTCTTAACTGGAAATCAACTATTTTAAACACCTTACCTTATATTCGCAAAATAAACCCGCACGAATTATCGGATGACATTCAACAATATAACAACGTAATGGCTAAATTAAATTACATAGATACAAGAGATTATTCCAATGCTGACTAAACAAGGAGATAGCTTACAATACTTACTTGACTACAAAGAAGGTAAGATAAAACAAGGGTTAAAAATTGACTGCGTATTGGACGATTATTTACGCTTCAAACCTAAGCAACTTAACATCATTTTAGGACACGACAATGTAGGTAAAACGTACTGGGTGTTTTGGTACTTCCTTGTTCTCGCATTAAAACACGGACTTAAATTTTGTATATGGTCGGGAGAAAATCAAAAGGGACAAATACTCCGTGATTTGATACAAATGTTTTCAGGCGAACCATTTAAGAACCTAAGCATTCAGCAGATACATTCGTATTCCGCATACATTGAGCAGTTCTTTTATTTCGTAGATAACAAAGAACTTTACAAGCCGTTGGAACTTTTAGAAATCTTTTCTAATTCAAAATGCGATGTAGGATTGATTGACCCATTTACTGGCTTAGACCGAGAAATGACCTATGAAGGAAACTATACTTTTATGAACAAAGCACGTGAGTTCGTAAACAAAACTGGAATGACTATCTACATAAACACGCATCCAAATACGGAAAGCGGTAGAAGTGGCAATCTTTACACGGACGGAGATTGGAAAGGACACCTTAAACCACCGTTAAAAGACCACATCGAAGGCGGTAAAGCGTTCTTAAACCGATGCGATGATATGTTTGTTATTCACAGGCTAATTAAACACGAAACGATGAAATATAACACAATGATAGGAGTAGAAAAAATAAAGGATATGGAAACAGGCGGTAAGCACACGGGTATAAACGACCAAATTTTATGTAATTTTAACTCAGGATTAGGCTTTGAAGTTTACGGAGTTAACCCGTTAAAAGAAATGCGAAATGGAACTAACAAATAAGATAACAATAACAAACGAAGACAATATGGACTTGATGGCTCGCTATCCTGATAAGTATTTTGATTTGGCTATTGTAGACCCGCCATATGGGATAAATATGGGTATGGGACATAAGGGAAGTGAAAAAAGAGGTGATAAAAATAAATATAAAACATTTGCAGGTGGTGATAATTCAATACCTACAAAAGAATATTTTAATGAACTTAAACGAGTTTCTAAAAATCAAATTATTTGGGGTGCAAATTATATGACTGAATTTTTAGAGCCTAAAGCAAGTTGGATTATTTGGGATAAAAAACAACCTGAAGATTTTAGTATGGCTATGGCTGAGTTAGCTTGGAGTTCTTTTGGTAGTCCTATGAAAATATATCAGAAAAGAGTTGTAGGTGCTGATGATGTTCGTATACACCCCACTCAAAAACCCGTAGCACTCTACAAATGGCTACTTGACAAATACACAAAGGAAGGAGATAAAATACTTGACACACACTTGGGAAGCGGAAGTATAGCAATAGCCTGCCACGATTACGGCTTTGACCTTACAGCGTGTGAACTTGATAATGAATACTACGAAAAGACGATACAAAGAATTAAAAACCACATTTCGCAACAAAAATTATTTTAATGGACGATTACACAATTTTAAGAAGCCAAGTTTTACTCTCTCATACTTACGTGAAAGTTCAAGCGAGTTTAAACGACATAAAGACTAAGCACCCAAATAGAACTGATTTGATTGATTCGATGGAAGAAACATTAAGTGAACTTCAAGAAGTTAAAATGTACATCAACCAACTTGAACAAGAATATAGAGCAATGCGCCAAAACGGATACCGAACCGATTTAATTAACTTGGATTTACGAGAAGAAAATAACAGGCTTAAAGCCGAACTAAACGCTATAAAGTTTTAATATGCGGTGCAAGAATTGTAAAGAAGTATTTACCCCTGTAAAGTTTAACCAAAAGTATTGCCTAGAATCCGATTGTGTTCGTGTTTGGGTAGAAACTGAAAAGGAAAAACAATGGAAGAAGAAAAAAAAGCAATTAAAAGACGAATTACAAACGCTTCCCGAGTTGCTTAAATTGGCTCAAATAACGTTTAACAAGTACATACGACTACGCGACAAGGATAAACCTTGTGTAAGTTGCGAAAAGCCGTTAGGCGCAAAATACGATGCGGGACACTATTTCAGTATGGGTGGACACAAATCAGTAACTTTCGACGAAGATAACGTCCACGCTCAATGCGTAACGTGCAATCAATATAAACACGGAAACTTACTTAACTACCAAATAGGAATACAACAAAGAATAGGAGCAGATAGATTAATAGAATTACATTCCCGCGCTCACGATGTTAAGAAGTGGACTAAAGACGAACTAAACGATATTATTAAACGCTATAAACAAAAGATAAATGATTTCAAACAAAGCTAAAGAACTATCAAGTAACGAACATATTAAACACTCCGAAGAAACGGGAACGCAAGGAGAATACAATTTTATTCAGGCGTGTAAAAAAAACAAAATCGAATTTAAGAAATCTACCGAAAACGAAGATATATTTTCGCACGTGGACTTCTTTATTTACGGAAAAGGAATAGACGTTAAAGGATATAAAAAAAGCCATTCCGAAGGGTTTATAGTAGTGGAATTTAAGAACGTAAACGGATACGCTGGTAGTTGTTCAAATGAATCTAACGCGGAATGGATAGCGTTTCAGTTTGAGGATTGTTTTTGGATAGTACGAAAAGACGAACTATTAAGATACTGCCGTAAAAACGTAAAAATAGAAATGGTAAACGAGTTTAAGGATTGTTATAAGAAACTATACACCCGTAAAGACCGAAAAGATTTAATGACAAGGTTACATTTAAGCGACCTTAAAACCTTTGATTTTATTTGGAAGTTAAAATTTTAGAATAATTTTAACATTTTTTAACAAATTAATTATATCGAAGTATTGTCAATTCAATTATTAGTTTTATATTTGTGTATAATTAAAAACGAAAACGCTATGGAAAATTTTACTGACGACAAAGGTCAATTAAAAGTAGGTGACAAGGTTATAGAGTTTAAAAGACCAACACCAAATCAAGAAAAACGTGAGTATAAAACAAAAGGAGAAATTATTTTAATTGTAGGTGCGATGGCAAAAGTAATTTTTGAGCCAAACAATTTAGAGGAATGGGTTGCAATAATAGACCTTAAAAAAATTTAAGAAAATTAATAAAACAAGGGGTGCGACTTGGTAACGCGCATTAATTTTTATACGCTATGAAACATTTGTTTAAATCGTTGGCAGCCTTCCAACAAGAAGTCCCAGTAATTCACAAGGGTACGCAAGGCTTCGGGTATAGTTACGCAGATTTACCCGCTATCTTTGAAAAGATTAACCCGTTATTAGCTAAACACGGATTAGGCTTTACGCAGTTGCTTAATTCTAAGGATGGGGAAAACTATTTAGTTACCGTACTTTTTCACGTTGAAAGTGGGGAATCAATCGAAAGCACTACGTTAATTCCGCAAGTTGAGTTAAAAGGTATGAACGCTTACCAAGCCTTTGGTAGTGGTTGTACGTATTTTCGTAGGTATTGCTTGAGTTCAATTTGTGGACTTGTTACTGACAAAGACACGGACGCTTCGGGCGAACAAGTAAAACACGAACCAAAGAAGCCAAGTATAGACCAAAAGCGTTTAGGTAAGGCTTTAGAAGCAATCGCAGAAGGTAAGTACACTAAAGACGAATTATTAGCGAACTTTAGTTTAACGGATTCACAAATTAAATTACTTGAAAACGTATGAAAGTCCGATGTTCTCAAATTGGTAAGATAATGACTAACCCCCGCAAGTCGGGGGAAGTCCTAAGCCAAACCGCAAAAACATACGTACAAGACCTTGTGTTATTAGAAAAGTACGGAATCCGTAAAGAGTTTTCCAGTAGATACACCGACAAAGGAAACGATGTAGAAGAACTTTCGATAGCATTGGTTAACGAGGTATTGAATTACAAGTTCATTTACAAGAACGATGAACACTTTGAAAACGATTGGGTTACAGGAACTCCCGACGTAAACACGGACGAAGTATTAATAGACGTTAAGAGTTCTTGGGATGCTTCTACATTCCCGTTCTTTGAGACCGAAATACCAAACAAAGATTATTACTATCAACTTCAAGGGTATATGTGGCTAACTGGCAAACAAGAATCCGTGTTAGCGTATTGCTTAATTGATACTCCGTTAGAAATGGTTGAAGACGAAGTAAGGA